CAGTAAACCAGCGGCCAACTGCGTTATCAACAAAGTTCTTCTTAATGCTCTCGTCTTCCCATAGGTTGACGTTATCGAGGTCAATCTTACCATTAGAAAGAACCAACTGAGATAAAGAACCAACCATTGGGATTAGACTTGACTTAGTAAGAGCCTGCATTGCAGTAACTTTTTCGCTGCGATTGTAGGCTGCTCTAATATCAGAGAACTGAAAGCCTTCTTCAAATTGTCCCTTTTTGTAAAGAGGAGAATTTAAGTCAGTTACCAAACCTAGAGTAGCAATTGGTCGAGAAATAAGAGGTGAATAAATTTTATTATTAAACTCAACAGCACCCTTTAGTAGAAAATCAGCCGTAGACTTAGTTGCAGCCTTAGCGACACGTCCTGGAGCGGTAGATTCAATTGCCTTGTTTACACTGTTAAGAGCATTTCTTACATTTGCATTAAACGCTTCTTCTCTTTTTTGTTCATCCTCGCTGAGGTAAGAACCGCCACCTGTAAGTTTCTTGAGAACAGAACCTGTTGTGGATAAAAATGAACTCCATGAAGACATTCTTACCCCCTAAAAGTTTCGTTTGATATAATTTTTTTCGTTTCCGCCCTTGACATCTTCCTCGGTAATTCCAACAATAAAAGCGTCACGCTCTTCTGGGGACTTCCATGGAATTATTGCAAGTTCGATTGCTATTCCTGCGTTTTGGTAGCCTAGTGAGTTGGCAAACTTGTCAACATTATCAAAGAAACTACCAGGTGTAAATGTAACATCAGCCATTTATTCCGCCGTTAGAATTTTGAATAAGGTAATTTACAAAACGCTTGTATGAATCTGGAGCGTTTGGAGACTGAGCAGCAAGACTCAAGTCTGGAAGATATGACATAGCAATCTTTACATTCTCATCTTGGCGTGCATCAGCCTTAAACATATTTGGCAGTGCTTCTGAGCCAGGTCCTGGACCAAAGTCCACACCAGCAGTAATTGGTTCTGACGGATTGTTAGTTGGGTCCATAAATGTACCTAGTGGTGACATACTAATACCGCCGTAAGGTTCTCCTTGTGAAGACGGCGCTGCTGCATTAACTGACGCAACTGCTGCATTACCTTCAACTCGAGAGTTATTTATCGCAGCATTTTGACCATAGGCAAAGCCAGTGTAATCACCACTTTGTCCCGCTCCACCTGTACCTGAAACATTGGCAGGATTATTCTGTGGAGCATTTGGCCGAAATCCGCCGCTATTCTCATTTCCTGCCATTTGTTCCTCCTACTTAAATTGTCTAAAGATGTGAATTGGTTCTGAGCACATATTGTCATATCGAATTGCAATAGCAATTGCTTTGCGAACCATTGTTTCTGCTTGATTAATAGTTTTTACTTTCTCCACACCCAACGCTGCCAAGGCACCGAGGGCAACATCTCCGCCGCTACCCATAACATATACATTACGAACATCGGTATCCCAAGAGTAGTCCTCAGAAACCGAGAACACTTGCCCCTTGACCGAGATGAGGAATCCCCCATCAATTTGTGCGACATCGCCGTCCTCTTTCATGTCGATACCTGCATCCATAAAGTTCTTACGCATCCCTGGTATAAATTTCTGTGTCATAAAAGTATTTAAGTCTTCTTGCACGGTAGGCTTGGGTTGTTTATAGCCATAATGCAACACGTTACTAGCACGCGATGAACCACAACCAGCAATTAAGATACCGTTGTTTTCTACAATCTTTGGTGTCTTTCCTATTTGAAAACGTCCATGCTCATCACTAAGTCGTGAATCGCATCCTAGTACCGACCAACCGTCACCTTGTATCGCTACCAGCGTTGTCATTTTATCCCCTAGTTGTCACTCGTCCTGTTGCCTTGCCACTACCACTTAGAGTAGATAAAATAGTTTGTAAGTCTGGTGCTGCCGATGGAGGTGCCATGCCTGTATCCATTGGAGAGCCTCCCACTGGAGCCGCGCCTGGAGCAGGGGACGGCTGCTCAACAGGAGAAGTTGCCGCCCCAGCAGGAGGAACTTGTTGCTGTGGAGCAAATACATCTGCGATTGCATCTTCTAAGGTTTGACCCTTTTGACGCGCAGAAATTACTCCCGCAATCTTAGTTACGATAGATGCTGGGTCTCCGCCTTGTGTAGCCATCTGTGGAATGGCCTGAGCCATTGCAGTAATGCCGCTAAGAAGTGATGAGCGCATGTTTTCGATTTCAATCTTTTCAAGTTCTTGTGTAACATTGACTGTGAATGGTAATTCACGCATAGCCATATCCTTGGAGATTAATCCTCCGCCAAGAGCCTGTAGCATAAAAATAAGTCCCTGTGCTGGGTTAAGACCAGCGAGCATTCCATAGCGAACATCTGCAGAGTAATCACTCTTGATGTCCTTGGTTGGCTTGTACGTAATCTCGTACGGTGAACCAGAGTCTACACCGCGAATTGTCTTTTCTTCTGGGAAGATTTTTTCATCTACTTCAAAGCAAAGAGAGACTACATCGCGTAGAGCAGAAGCAAAGATTGCCTGTGCTGACTTAACTTGTGTATCAAATGCACCCATAAGTGCCTGTACGCCTTGACCAGTAACGATGCTTGCATCGATGTTACCAGAACGTCCTTCTGGATAACGAGTGCCAGCGCGAAGTTCTTCGTTAAGTAGTTGTGCTTCCGTGAATGCGCCTTGTGGAATATTTAATTCGACACGACGAACGCCAGCAGGGTTAGCGGTACGGATAACCGCATCGCCACCCAACTGGAGTTCTTGAACGTCTTGTGGTAGTACAATTGGTGCTTGAACACTTTTCTCTGCTGCTTCCATTGCCAATAAAGCGAAACGGTTGCGGAGAAGTTGAATACCTAGTACGTCGTCGAATTGTCCACGCATTTCACCATCGATAGATGGCTTACGCGCCACGACAACCATCATCTTGCCCATTGGATTCAATGCGCGAGATAAAACTAAATTACCCTTTTTAGGTAAGTAAATTACTGATTGGTCCTTGTCGAAGTAACGGACCATTTCGACCTGAGCATGCAGGTCCTGCTGGTATCCCTCACGACCTAGGATTTGAGTTTCATACTCTGGGAACTGTGCAACCAGTTCTCCAAGAGTTAGCATGTAACGTTTTGCAAATGCCACACAGCGTCCGTAGCGGTCGAATTCTGGGTAAGCCCCGATTGGATTTTCTACGCGGATACGCGGCAACTTGCTTTCTTCGTCCAATTCAATCATGAAAGGAACGAAACCATATGTTAAGTACCAGTCTGCACCTGAGTACATCTGTACGGATAGGTCAGAGTGTGAGAAGTAGTTAGATGCGATACGAGTACGCTTGTCAGCAAAGTTACGTGCCTTGTCGCTAACAGAGTTAGCAGCAGAGCAGTTAATTGCTGGAAGTGGAGCCATGACCTCTGAAAGGTCGCGTGCTACTACGTCAACAAAGTTGGCAACTACGTTAGCATCTACACCCTCTGGGAAGAACTCAGGGTAGACAGATGCAATCTGTCCCTTACGAACTGCGAGTACGCTAAGGTTACGGGCATCACGTTCGTGATTGCGGTAGCGCAACGCTTCAACGCGTGCTGCTACTTGTTCCATCGATAATGCCATTATTGTCCTAACGTATAGTGAAAATTAATTATTAACCAATCATCCCTCTAAATGGTGACTTACTTGGTTTTGGTTTTGGTTTAACAGTAGGCTTAGGCTTTGGTGTTGGCTTAACAGTAGGTTTAGGTGTTGGCTTTAACGTCGGCTTTGGCTTTGGAGTAAATTTTGGAGTTGGTTTAACCGTAGGCTTTGGCTTCGGTTTTACTGTTGCCGTCGAAGTGTCCGATGGCGGGCGCACTTTAACCGTTGCTGTTGGTGTATCCGACATTGGTATAGATGGCGTTATTTTAGGCGTTGGCTTAACAGTAGGTTTTGGCTTAGGCTTTGGTTTAACAGTAGGCTTTGGAGTTGGTGTTGGTTTAGGTTTAACCGTAGGCTTTGGCGTTGGTGAAGGTCTAGTACTTCCTTTTGGAAAAGAATACATGCCAGGAGGTAAAGAACTTACAGATTTCCAAGTTTTAGTTTTGGAATCATAATACTGTCTATTGTCAGCCATTTTATTTTTTCCTTAGATTGTTAGCGGTTGCGCATATTGGTTTTGCTAGTTAATTTATTAAATCTTGCTACTTGTGCAGCAGTTAATTGCCTTGAACCTGTGGCTGAACCAGTAATAGTAATCTTCCTAGGAGTACCTGTTGCTTTTTTAGGAGCACCTGCTGCAACACCTGGACGAGATGTTTTCTTAACAGCACCTGTTGGCTTTACTACCTTAGGCTTTTCAAGTGCCTTACTAAAGGCACCAAAGTTTGGTCCTGGAATAAGTTTCTTTGGCTTTGGTTGTGGTGGTCGCATTTTATTTTCCTTATCCGTATGTATGAGACCATTGTTCTGCAAAGGCCTCGTCTAAGTTAACTGCTTGTCGTCTGGATGACTGTGCTTGCGTTGTCCATCTGTTTTGCATCCACTTAGATGCATTGCTACTTTGTTGCATCATCTCGCGTATACGGATGATAGCAAACCAAAGAGCCATAACACAGTCAGTGGGGTTTTTGGTATCTGGTTTCCAGGTTATAAGTTCTTGTACAAGAGTCTTTAGGCCTTCGGAACCTTCATTGCTTGGTAGTTCAATTAAGTTGTTATCTTGGAATCTACCATCACGGGTATTACCAAACAACATAGACATAGACGCAACACCAAAAGATGTGTCCCATTTGTTCTTGCCAGTAAAGTGAGAGTTGAGTTGGCATCCGTAAGATGCTAGGTATGCTCGTAAGTCATCATCTAAGGCATACGCCTTCTGGTGTGCGTTAATTTCAATACGCAGTTCCTGCGGACGGTACTTCTCAACCCATTCCTCAATCAAAGATTGAATCTTTGCGGGACTTGGGTCAGTCATGTTCACACAGTCTAGGACGTAAATGCGTCCATCTGCTCGGTTGTAAGTAGCAACCACGGCTCCTGTAGCACCTGCCATAGCAGGGTCAAGACCAATAATAGTATAGCCTTCAACGTGCTGGGGATGTCCTGGAGTTCCTGGCTTTAGAGGTCCTCTTTTTCGCATTCCGTTGACGGAACCTGCGATACAGGTAGGGGAGAAGATTGAGTCTTCTTGGACGTCTTCTTGTTGGTAGACCATAGCCCATACTGACGGAGCGACCTCAGAGCGACGCTTAAAGAGCGAGGGTCCATCCCATTTAGGATAAAGTCCGTTGTCAAGTTGGTCATCCAAATCGTTTTCTTGTTGGTCAGTTTCAGGCCAAAGTGTTTTCCAATTAGCAGGTTTATCGTCAAACTGCAATACGGCTGGCATAGCACAGTAGGTAAAAGGTGTTTTGCCACCAGTCCACTGTGAGCCATCCCTAATCATCTTGTAGAGGTCTACAGAAGATACTCGGGTTCCTACAATAATAAGTTTACCATGTCTACCTAGACGGGTGATAACTTCCTTCTGCAGCCATTCAATCTGTTTTTCCCACTCATGGGCGTTAGAACCCATCACCACGTCGTCAAGAATAATCAGGTCAGCACGTGCTCCGTAAATCTGTGACCCAAAGCCTAGGGCTTGTACGGTTGGGTCTTTCTCACCAGAGTCTCGACCTGTTCCCAGGTAAATCATGTCGGCAGACCACTGTGTAGCATCTGCCTTATAACCACCGTTAGGGCCAAAAGCCGTTTGGAGTTTCATATAGCCAGGGTGGGAAAGACGCGTTTTGATAGCGCCTAAGAACTTGCGAGCCATACCCTGGGTTTTAGAAACGATAATCACTCGCGTGTTAGGGTTGGTCACAATCTGATGTGTTACGTAGTTGGTAGTAATCGTAGTTGACTTGGCGTGCTCGGGTGGCACGTTAATCAAGACACGGTTAGGGTCTCCTGCCTCGTAGGTCATACCCGCAGGTAGCCAACGTGGAACATTACCCTCAATAAGGTCAATCCAGTTTAACTGGTGATTAAATAACTTAGAGCCAAGAAACTGCTCTGAGAACTCATGGAAGGGCATATCCTTAAGTTCTGATAAATCCTGCTTTATGCCCTTACCAGCGAGTCGGGCTTTATCAGCCTTCTCCTTGAAGTCAGCGTCTGCCATGCTCCATTGACGGAAGGCAGTATCTTGACGGTCAACGGCTGCCATAGCAGCGGTGACGGTAGCCCCTTGTTCTAGGAGAGCCAGTACTTTAGCCTGGGCTTCATCCTTACCATAGGTCTGTTTTCCAGCCTTGCGTCCCATTGTTATGTCCCATCTAATAACGCCGATTTAACGTACCCTCTAAACGGCATAAGGGGGGCATCTGTAAAAAAAAATTTCAAATTTATATATATAGGAGGAGCGGAGTCTTAAACGGAGCGACTCCGTAATAATTTATATCTATACTATAGAAGACCCGTTCAAACGGGTCTTTTCCGAGTGGGTTGGGAAAGTATTTTCCCGAACCCCTGTATCTTATGCGTACAGTGTGACGTACGTCACATGCTCCGAGGAGTACTTAAGGTACTCTGAGGGGGGATTAAATATAACAGAAAATAATTATGGGAGTATATATATACATACAGACTCGGTTTTAATAAACCTCGGCTCTAATCATTGCGCTTATGCGCTTATGTCATGCGTTTATTGTTAGGGAATTGTAATTGTTGATGAGCAAC